TTCCCCTAGATACATTTTAAACATATCTTCACGTTTATTACTAGTATTGATATCTAATTGCCTTACAAAACCAGCTAAATCCTCTACTAAATCAATAGTATCACTACATTCAACCCTATCATCAGCAGACATAGGTTTAATTGTAAATTGTTTTAAATCATCTCTGCACTGAGCCAAGCTATCAACAATATCACTAGCGGAAATTGATGTATCACCAACTTTAACAGTATCACCAATTAACAAAGATTCCCAACTATCACTACCATATAATAATGAATCCAAGAACTTAATTGTTTTTTGAGCATGACTTTCTAAAGAGTCAGACTGCCTTTCTAAGATTAAGTCTTCAAACTGCATTACTACGTCATCGGTAAACAAGATTTTACCATTGAAAGCCTTAGCTTTAAATGTGCCATTTTCTTGTCTCTTACCACGCATAGATTTAATATCTTTAGATAGTTGTAACATGTTACGTGTAGATGGTTGTGCATCTTCCAATGTACGTTTCTCAACACTAGCCATAATTTTTAAAGCTTGCTCTGTATCTAAACCCTTGAAGAACTCAATCAATGTACCATCAATTAAACCCTCTTCTTTTTGAGATTCCATAAACTCAATCCATGATGCTACATCATTCTCATCATAGTTTTTCTTCCAATAGATTGAGAACCTAGCGGCAAAGGCAGGGTCAAGTGTACCTGTATCACCATAACCACCAGCTTCATCGTCCATGCCTTCCCAAGCCATATTACAAGCGGCAACTACTTTAACCTTATCTTTATAATTAGAGAAGTCAACACCAGCGAAACGATAGTCAGAAATAACTTCAAATACAGCAGATGTAACAGTATTAGAACTTACCCTATTAACCTCATCAAAGAATAGAATAACCTCTCTACCCTCTTTAAGTGCTGTTACAAACCTATCTTTAATTGTCTTATCAGGGGCTCTCAAAGTCATGATATCAGTCATTCCATACTTAATATCAGCAGATACATTAGCTACAACACTCTGTAACTCCCTAGATACATCATCAAGACCACTACCTTTAAGAATACCACCACCAACATATTCTGTTAATGACTGTTTAACTGGCATACCCATAAGGTCAACAGCATCTTTACTAGCCAAGTTAACATTGATTAAGACTGGCTCTAAACCTGTTTTAATCTTAGCCTTTTTCATATACTGTTTAACACGACTAGTCTTACCCAATGCTGACGGACCGATTAACATGGCTGGCGAACCTGTCTCTAAAGCAGTTGACAAGAAATCACCAACATCATCTTTAACAGGTTCTTTAACTTCATCAAAGTTACTGTAACCTTTAGATTCTAAGAAAGGAATGAATTTTTCACAGCACCACTTAGATACATAACCCTCTAAGATTTTACGTTTATAAAGTTTTTCCTCACCACTATCTTCCTTACCCTCATTTTCAGACTCAGCAGTTTTATCAACTGAATACAAGTAATCAGATAACATATCCCATGTACGATAGTTAGGGAATACTTGTGTACGCTGTTCATTGTCAGATAAACCTTCAGCAATAGCATCTAATACAGGCTTATCATTGTACACCATATCACGATTATTATTTAAGAACTCTAATACAACAGGGTGAATATTAGAAACACCTTTAAAGCCTTTCTTATCTGTTGTACCACTTGCCCAATCAAACCACCTACCCATAACATCGCTAGGATATACTTTTAAAGGAATGAACCTATTGGAATAAGCTACGTCTAAGTCAGTATTAACATCATACAACATATCTAATTCCATACGATACTCTTCACGTTCCACACCTTTTTGAATGTCAAGGTTGGTAGCGGCAACAAATTTACAACCATTCAAAGTCATATCATTTAACTTCTTCTGATTTAGAAGTTGTACCAAAATCCCATTTACACCTTTATCCCTACAACGTGTAATTTCATCACAGAATAGAACTGGTGTACGCATATAGTTTTTATACTGTAATTGTAGTTCAACAATCTTAGTTTTTTGCTCATCAGTTAAATATTTTTTCTCGGTCTCAACAGTATTACCATCAGATGCTACACTAGACTCAGTATAACCTTTTTGTAGAATATCTTCTAATTTCTGGTATGATTGTTTACAAAACTCACGGAAACCGTCAGAACAAACTACAATCTCTTCCATAGGGCAAGCATAACTATATTTCTTACCCTCTACCTCACCAATTTGGAATAGACCACTATAGTCCAACCTAGAGGTGAATGCAACCCTAAAGTCAACCATTCTATAGTTATATTTTTTACACAACTCTTTAACAGTAGCAGATTTAAATACAGCAGTTGGCCCAATAAGTAATGGAACTACCTCACGACCACCACTCTTCATCTCCTCACCCTCTGGTAAAGAAAAATAAGCATCTAACCAAGTATATACAGCGTCCTTACCTTTAATATCTTCAGCATCATTAGATTTACCTTTTTTACGTCTATCTTTTAGAAGTTGTAATGTATCTAACGCAGACTCCATAATATAACTTTCATCAATATGTTCATTACTAAACAACCACTCAGACATAGACACTGTATCTAGTTTATCTGAATCCTCTAATACCTTATACTCAGAATATGTCTCAGATGATACATCCAACCCATTAGCACATGCATTAATGAATGTATCTGTTAAAATATCCTCAACAAGATAAGCACCATTGCATTGGAATATTGCTCTATCAATGTCATTAACTAAATCTACCTCAATCAAGTTAGCAACAGCTTGATAGTCAAATTCCATAATATCAACAATAATCTCACTACCGAATGTACCACTAAAAATATTGAAAACAGTATTAGGTAGTTCTGCTAAGAATAGTGTATTACTAGGCATAATCCTATAGGCTTTAAATACTTTTTTAGATGAATCTTTAGTAGATGAATCTAAATCAACAACTAAAGGCTCATAACCTAAGAACTCTTCAACTGCATGAACCTCACGCACGTTTTTAACAAAATCCGCCTTATCTAAAAACGGAAAGTAATTACTAATACTATACATGTATAACCCCTATTATCTGAAATCTAAGATTGTCATAATCCTTTTCATAGTTGAGAAGTAATATTTCATTGTGGAACTATCCACACTCAAAGCCAACCAATCATCAATAGTCTTAGTATCAAACTCCTCAAATGAATTAATATATTTCAAAATAGATTGACCTAATCCTAAATCATTCAAAGTCAACTTATCAGCATCAAGACCAACACGTCTCATCTCACTGTACGTAGAAACATACAATGTTACAATCTTAGAAAGTAATAAAAACCTTAAAAAGTGAATACCAACCAATAAGCGAAGATTATCTTCCTTACCACCTTGAAACTCACCAATCCGACTCTCAACCTCATGTAAATATTTCCTAAGAGATTTAAGCTTTACATCTTTAACAAACCACTTATACTTAGTAGGAAACACATTTTCTAAGTTGATACTCTCTAAACTAAAATTACCATTCTGAGCCATTAATTCTAACTCAGAATCTAAGTCACTCTTAGCGTATTTAATGAAAGAAACTGCTTGCGGTCTAAATTTACCAAAAATAGAATCACCTACAGTCAAAAACTTTCTCAATTCTAGAAGTGTCTTATCTTTATAAAAGAGATAACCTCTCATTGAAACCTCACTAATTTACTATTTAAATAACCCCAATAAGGGATATGAAATATCATCTACCAATTTACCCACATGATACAACTTAGGAATAGAAACCCTGACAAAGTCTTTCTGCCTACTTAACATAGTTTTTCTATACATTGAACCATTATATACCAAAGGACATATATTCTTAATGTAATCAACAACTATTGCAGAAAACCAATCAACTGAAATGGTATTATCACTCAGTACCCAATCAACATTCAATGACTTTAATAAATACTCAACTATTGATATTTTATCATTCTCAATAGCATACTGTAGTAGGTTAAACTTACCCTTACATATAAAAACATCAATTATATTATAAACGATAGTCTTTACGCTATCCCTACTATAATTATTTGATTGTATAGAATTAGCTACTCTATGTAGAAATCTACTATACTCTATCTCTTTATTTACATTAGGCTTAGATGCATATTCTATCTTTCTCTGTTTTATTAAGAAGCCATAAGAAAGCAATGCAATAAGATACGCAACAGGAACTCCCTCTGAGATATAGTATAATGTCAATAAATCTAAATTAGGTTTTGAAGTCTTAATAATATCAGACCAATCAATCGAATCTCTATTTTTAATAACATACTGATATGTGTTTACTATATCATCACTAGAAATATTCTCTATAAAAGAACCATAGAATAATACAGCCTGTGATTGTAACTTACAAGATAATGACACACATGAATCTATAAAACCCCTCACAGGATTATACCCACAAGAAATCATGTCCATAACATCTGTTATAAATTTGTCTATATCAGATAACTCAGACTTTTGCCTAACAATAGCATATACAATAGAATTTGATTGACTATCTGGTAATGTACTCTCATACATATCCCTAAGAACAGTAACTATACTATTTTCAAGCATTTCAATGTTAAACTTAACCATAGTTAAAAACATATTGATATTAAAATACTCAGGCAAGTTTTTAACCTTAAATGAGGATTTTATAACGCTAGATATATTACCTATAACAATATAATCACTTGTAACATTTAACCCTAAAGCTATATCACCATTCAATACATTAACAGATAATCCCAAGATATTAATAAACTCACTATCAGCATCTGAAACAGACACCCTAACATAATCTCTACTGTCTCTAAGTTCTCGTACCTTTTTCTTTTCACCATTTTTTGCAAACTGAGTTGATTTTATAAAAAACTTATTAACACTACTAAATGAATGTAATTTTTTAAGCCACTCAGTATCAATGTAGGTAACTTTATCTTTTGTGATAACATTACCCATATTATAAGAATTTCTTCAATAACTTAGTACTCATCTTATGAACTAGCATAAGAATCCTACGTAACATCTTCTTATCTGTATCAATCTGTAACTCAGTACCTGTCAATGAAATAACATCAGTAATTCCATCATCTTCAGCATCCCTAGTAATCAACTCTAAGGAGTTAATAGTACCATTCTCAACAGTATCCAACAAAGAATTTACAATCCCAGTATCTTTAACAGGTTTATATGCTTTGAACTTTTTATCATATGTCCTAACAACACTATCAAAGTACAAATCCCTCTCATCCTTGTCAGATAAATCGTATGCACTAGGATTTAATGAAGAATCATCACTAGTCATATAACGTAATGCATCGATATTAGCTAAAGCCTGTAACTCTTCATTAGACAATGTTTCAATATCACCCAAAGAATTTTGGTCTGTATTATCAACATTGGAAATAAGAATATCATTAAAGTTTTTAAAAGCTTCAGCACTATCAATATTAAGCATGATATCACTAGCACCTTTAATAGCTAGATAATCTGTATACGCATGTGTCTTAACAATACCACTTAAAGAGAAACCAACAGCTGGCTGTTCAGCCAACTCAGTTGCGTTATCAAACTCTTCACTAGGATGCATCTCTCTAAACTCATACATATTTTTATATTGAGCGAAGAAATCTGTATCACCTAACTGCAACCTAGCAATATAAGACAGTGTATCTAAAGAACCCAATACAACTTTAACCCTAGAATATAAACCAGCGATTGTACCCCAATAATAGAATAAGTACTTTAATGTAACAAATACAATATCATTAACTGTCTCATCAGAAACAGCCATATTTTGTACATTTACTTTTGATTTTACGATATTATAAACAATACTATCGAAAACATCATTCTCTGAACTAGAGCCATTATCACCAGTGTAATTTCTAACAATATCAGCAAGAACACTCTTAGACAATAAATCCATTGCCTCCTCTGTACTACTGATACCCATCTTCTTAACACCACTAGCTAAAGAGTATGCACCACCACATTTCAAAGCTGTAGCCACTGCACGTGCGATATCATAACCCATACCATTTTCACTAAATACTTCGTTAGCAATCTCTTTGGCTCTACTTCTTGAAATCTTACCTTTTGTTTGACCTCTGTCAAATTCACAGCTAGAATTAAGGATTAAATCCCTATTATACAAACTCTCAACACGAATAGAACCACTATATGTTTTAATATACACATTAAAATCATCAGATACGTCCATACCTAAAAACTTATACGTATCAACTTGCTTATCTGTATACACACAACATACTTCAGAACCCTCGGATAGACCATACTGTTTATCTAGTTTAACAAACAAGTCGCTTATCGGAGTTGAGTTTACGTTATATAACCTAGACTGACTCAACAATGTCTCATAGATATCTTTTGCTTTTTTATTCTTAATGTTTGTCTCTTTCAATTCTGGCAAATCAAAAACAGACGTTAAATTGTCACCAAAGACATCTTTGAATACTTTAGAATCTAGCCTATACTTTACTAAATATGTAGACACTAGAAATACTCCTTTACTTCAAAAAACGCATTTAACGTATTAAACTTATATAAATTTAGTACTAATCTTATATATAGTACCTTACTAATTTACTTATAATTACCTATGCCTACCTTTAGAAACACTAATTGCCTTGTTTTTATTCCTTAACCTAGCATTTCTACCTTTTGCTATATCCTTGCCTAAACCATTCCACCTATTTTTATGCCTTGTTAAAGCCTCTTTACTCCGTAATTTAGATAAATTACTACTCTTCTTATCTCGTAAAGAGCCAACTACTTTAGTTTTAAATAAGTCAGTTGTTATTTTATTGTTATTAAAAGACATAACAGATAAAACAGCTATCAAATGCTTACAAATAGTACCCTCTAGGTTTGGATTCTTAATTTTAGGGAATCTATTTTCTTTATCTAAACCATAACCCATATTCCAAGCCATGTACTTATATCCTTTGTATAGAAAATCCTCACAACTACAGTATACTGACAAATCACCATCTAATAACAATCGTGTTATCTCAGACTTCTTGAAATCCTTTAATGCTTTTATACCCTTGACATCATTTAACTTTATCTTTTGTTGATATTTCTTATTAGGTGTATATTGACTATTCGTTACAAACTCAATACACCCATCATTATTAACACCTTTATAGATAGTTGTTAGCTTTTTTGCTCTTGCTTTTCTTTTACTTTCAGCACCACTTAGCAACTCTTTCTTTGTTGCCTCATTAATAGACTGTAAAGATTTACCCTCTTTTAGAAGTTTATCATATCTATTATCAAAAGCTATTGCTTGATATTTTGTTAAGAAATCCTCATAATATCTAGCATCCCTATTTTTATCAATTAAAAAAGAAAAAGGAAGATACTCCTCATTTAGAATATCTTCCAAATCAAGGTTAAATGAATCTCTTGTACCTTTTTGTAACAAATTTTTTAAAGTCATCTTTACCTCTATCTAAACCATCATTAATGAATGTACCTAAAATAATGTATAACTCATTAATAGGATAATCATTAATGTCTCTATTATTTATTTGTGCTTCAATAATGTTATGTGTTAACAATGAACTACACGCTTTAAAACAAGAAATCTCATCCAAATCATCAGAATTAATGATTGAACGAATAACCCTACCGGGCTCTTTTTTAATTATAGCTTGTATCATATTCTTATCTAAACTTTCATCCCTCTCACCTTGCATAATACGTCTGCGTAAATCAGCAACTAAATCCATATCGCCATCTAATATGGCTTGTTGTAATTCGTCAAATAAACTCATGAATATCTCCTCCTCATAGAAATATGTTTACGATTATAATAAGTATCAACATCTATTTCTTGTAATCTAACATCTCTATTGACATTCCTACTATCAGAAAATTCCTTATATTTATCACACTTACTATGACAACCAACAAATCTACCCTCACAATTAAAGCAAGGTGCATTTTTAACCTTAAAACTCATCTCAACCACCCCAAAATAAAAAAAGATATATCTTGTATAACTAATACTATTATACAAGATATATCTTATAAAGACAACACTATTTAATTACCACGAAGCATCCTCTTCACCACTAGGTTCTTCAGTAGCGAATTCGCCCTCATCATAAGTACCATCTTCTAAAGCAGATAGAATATCTTTAAATTTATCTGTTGCAACTTCATTCGCATCAATATTAGCAAGATTTAACATTGATTTAAGCCATTTAGCCTTATCAATGTAATCAGCATATGAGTCTAAGAAAGCACTACTTGAATCTATCATTTGAAGATTAGATACAAATTCCTCAACCCTAGTAGATGTCTCACTAGTCGGTAACGGACGCATATAAATCTTAAATGCACCAACGTCAGAACCACGTCCACGATATTTTAAGTAGTTTTCACACAAATCAGTAATACCATTAATCAAAATTTGTTGAACCCTTAAAATTGAACGTGCGTACCTTAAATCTTGTTTAACAAGTGAATTGTTACCCATAGAACCCAATGATTCAGCAAAACCTAAATATTGTTTAGGAACTTTTAAACTCGCAAAAAGCTTATCTGTAAAATAATCAACATCAACAATAGATTGAACGTCAACACCATCACCAATGCTCTCAACAGTAACATCACCTTTACCATCTCTTGTAGGTAAATATATATTACTATTGATTGGAACAGGTGATGGGTCAGACCTAAACCCAACACCCTTAGTCATCTTAGAATTAGCTTGAAATCTACGTCTAACATCTGAAAGCATTTGTTGTGTTTGACCAGCGTTAGCATTACCAACCTCAATCTTAACAAGATTAAATTGAGTTGAACGTGCAATACGTGATAAAACAAGAATATTATCAATTAGTGCATTAATTCTAAACATAGTCCTAGCACTATCTACAATAGAAGTACCTACTACCCTATAGCATGTTACTTCCTCTTGTGTATTATCAGACTTCCTAACATTCAACTTAATCTTCTCACGTTTAGAAAGTTTAGAAGAAATGAAATGTACAAACTCATCACTCTTCTCAAATTTAGCACTACCACTCATCGTACCAGAAGTGAACTGACCAGCATCTTGATAACTACCACTATCAAATAAATAGTCCTCATCCTCATAACCAAGTACATTACCCATATATTCTATACGTGATACTAAATAAGGATTAATAACATCTTCATAGTATACAGATTTAATACCACTATTAGCAGAACCAGCGTAGTACTCTCTTCGCCTTAGCTTGAAATCACCGTGTTTAACAATCTCATATGCCCAAGACCATACTCTATCATCAATTTTAATATTGTTAATCAAGAAATCTTCTAAGAACTTTTTCAACCCCTCATCAGAGGATTCAATCATAATAACTTTATTTGTTGTCTCGTCAGGAGTACATGCATCATCGGCAATAATCTCCATAGCAGAACCAATTACTGAGTCTTTAGACATTTCTTCATTCTCAGCAAAAATCTCTTTTAAAGAGTAATCGCCCCTAATACCCTCAACAATTTGACCTAAAGTATTTTTATCATCTGTCCCTAATAATTGTTGTAAATTACTAGGGGATAGACTAACAGAACCCTCATTAATAGGTTTAGAGTGTATACTTTCAATATTTCCATCAAAGAAAGTATTGCCCCTATTATCCTCAACAATCTTAACCTCTCTAACAACATCATTAGGTACACTTTCTTTTATTGTACCTACTTCATCAATAATGTCACTAGAAATGCTAGTATCTTGTAAACCTCTACGATTTACAAATAAATCATACCATGCCATATATACCCCAATCTAATAGAAACCATTAATCTCCATCTCTTCTATCATATCATCTATCTGTCTATCTATCATCTCTTCAACTGATATATCAGTTGGTGCATCTATACCAGCATATGAACCTATTCGATTAGCCATTAAGAAATCACTAAACGTACCATTATTACCCTCAGCATCAGATACAGTACTTTGTAACGCATTCTGAATAGCACCACATAAACTATCAGATACGTCCTTAGAACCTACCCTAGTCCCAGTAACACCATCATTACCCTTACCATCATAATCAACAAAACCATCATCTGTAACTACTTTAGGATGGTCAACTTTACGTCTTATCCTATCATGTAACAAGTTGAGCAACTCATATCGAAGTATAGGATAATCATATAGTTTTATACGCTTTTCATACATTATCTCTACTAAGTCTAGATAAGGTTTATCTGTTCTATCCACAGATAAATAACCTACATTGAAACCCATTTCCTCTAGAATCTGTCTAGACTCTTCAGAATTGAATATATCGTATGTCAACTTACCTATCTTCATACCGATAACATTTACAAGATAAATAACAAAGTTACGTATTTTATAAATCGCTATCTTTTTAGGTGGCTTTGGTGGATTAATACGTAACATAAAATCAACACCAAATACAGGCTTTTTAACACCATCTTCCTCTACGATATCATCAACATAGACACATGATATGCCAGTGCTATCCGTCCTAAACGATTGGTCAATATGGAGATATCTAGGTCTTTCAGGATACTTTAACCTAAAATCATCCCTTAAATAATCTTTAACATTAATATCATCACCTGTAGATATTACTATCTCTTTTGATACAAATGGATGATGTCTATTTACATCTATACAATCTTGCAAGACCATAGGTGAACTAAATAATTTACCTTGTGAGCCTGTAGATACACCACCGATATCCTGTAAAGACCGCAATAGGTTCGCCTCAAAGCCATTCCTCAAATCTACAGGAACTTTTAAGAACTTAGTCTGCATATGAGGTGGTAACTCTTCTATAGCTTTATTAATGGATTCATAATCCTCTAAACCATCAATATACTTATGTTTAGACATACCCTCAGACACTCTGTAGTTATTCACATCATCTGTAGAATTAACTATATTAGCCTCTAAGTAATTAGAACCCTTAAATACATAAAAGAACTTTTTACTAAAGTTCTTAGGCTTAACATCCCACTGAGCAGGGGCGGCAACTATAGTATGAGGGTCATTTCTAGACAACCTAATTTGACGTTCAGTAGCTGAGTTTTCATACGTAGCTGATGATACCAAAATATTTAATGAGTGATTGATACCACCATCTACGATAAAACGTGAGTTAGACCTATTTACGATATTAGCATATAAGTCAGTAGCTTTCTCACTATCTTTAGACGGCCCATTACCACCCAAAAAGTTAGCTTCGTCAAGCATTGAGCATATTACACTCATACCGATACTATCACTAGCACTTGAACCATATGCATATGAAATACCCTCTGGGAATACTAACAATGAATTCAATCTAGGATTCCTTTGAAAATTCTCATTGAAATAAGGTGAATTATCAATCAATGCCCTATACTCACCAAAACCAGTACGTTCTGCCTGTTTCTGATTAACTGAAAAATATAAGAACATAATATTTGTCTTAGACATCAAATTAAACATAGC